ACTATAATGCAGGCCAAGGCTCAATCCGTAATGGATTGGTAAGCTCTGGCAAGCTGCGTGGATTTGATATGTACAAGTCAAACAACATTGCTGCAACGACTAACGCTGCTGGTAAAGTTTTGGCTGGTCACATGTCTTCTACGGCTACTGCACAAACGATTACTAATACTGAGGTTCTTCGTGATCCTGACAGCTTTGGTGATATTGTTCGTGGTCTGCACGTATATGGCGCACAAGTTCTTCGTTCAGAAGCTCTTGTTTCTGCCTTCTACGGTATCGACTAGACCGTTCCGGGAGGGCTGCTTCGGTGGCCCTCTCCTTTTTATTGGAGATTAATTATGCCTCAAATTGGTTCTGAATCTAATCCTATGATGTTTCGTAAGACTATTGTAAATAAAGAAAGTCGTTTTCGCAAGGGAATGAATCTTTCGCAATACAAAGATAACTACGAGCGAATCTTTAAGAAAGATGTGGATAAGGTAGAGTACAATTCAGAGTTTGAGGCGGCTAGAGAAAAAAGCAAAACTTTTTCTATGGAGCAAGATTAATGAATAAAGTACCTACAGGCGGCTATGTGCCTAATAAGTACACAGGGAGAAGCATGATGATGTATGGTGGAATGAATCAGCGTAATACAACAAACGTATCTCGCATGGATCAACAAATGATGGGAACTATGCGAAATCAGATGAACACTGGGGGAAATAGTGGTATGATGTACGACAGCAACCGCATGAAAAAAGCAGTAGGCGGTGCTGTTGACATTTATGCTATGGAAGATGCTTGTAACAAGATGGCAGGTTATAATAAGAGTCTTCCTAAAAACCGTTAATAAAACCACAGTGAGGACTAATGGCTTATTTGCAAAGTAATATCCCACATTTTAAATGTTGGGTTAGGAAAGAATACACACACAATCATCAGAAATATCATGGTGAGTTTATACACGCAATGGCTATAGCTGTTACAAGCATTCCTTGTAGATCTTTAAGCTTTCAAGTCATCTTTACAGGTGCTGAAACCTACGATACAGAGGAGCCAAATGTACATGGTGGGGCTATGTGGGCTAGGATGCCCATAACAGGTCTTGTAGGAGATACTCCTTTAGAACAATGGCCTACACCTATGCCTACATGGGCAGCACAACCTTGGGACTGTAGCTCTAGAGATCATGCAGTTTATGTGCTAGATAGAGCAACACCATGCCCTTGGTTTGCGAAGATAGACGGTGAGTTATATCCTGCTAAATATTATTTTACAGTAGACTACACAGACTCAGAAATAGCAGATGATCCTGCACAACATAAACAGAGTCATGTTCTTGAGTTATTAGATGCTGGAGAGTGGACAGGGAATATTGTTGCTCTCCCTAATAATAGAGTAAGAGTAACTCACCCTGCTTGGTTTGAAGTAGGTGAAGGCGCTCCAGACTTTAGACCCTCACAATGGACACATTACAGTAAATCTGATTTAGATTATACTTTAGACGTTAATCAAGTTTTTGATAATTTATACAGGGAGACGGATGATGAAGAGTAAAATGGGCATGAAAAGCAAAATGGCTACTAAGAAAAGAGGTAAAGTTGCTAATGGTGGCAAAATGAAAAAGAAAAAAATGGGGCCTAAAGGATATGCGCGTGGAGGTGTAACAATGTCTAAAGGGTCTGCCCGTGGCGGTGTGGTAAACCCATCTTACAGCGAAGAAATGCCAAAAGCAGGGCCTAACTAAAGACAATGGCTACTACATATCTAGAATTATCTAATGAAATTTTACGTGAGATGAATGAAGTAGAACTCACACAGGCTACGTTTGCTAGTGCTGTGGGTATACAAAGCCACGTAAAAGATGTGATTAATAGATCCTACTTAGACATGGTAAATGAAGAGGCCCAGTGGCCTTTTCTTGCTGTAGCTGAAAGTGGAACTACTGATCCTAGATATGGAAATGTAAATATTGAAACAGTAGCAGGTACGCGCTGGTATGAGCTAAAGCCTTCTTCTTCTAGCCTTACTACAGATTATGGTTATATAGATTGGGACAACTTTCTTATAACCACTGTAGGCGTTAGCGGAGAGACAGCACCGTTTGAGATGCAACCTTTACGATTTGTTACTATAGAAGAGTTTAAAGATTACTATCAAACATCTGAAAACTTAGACGATGCAGACACCCAGCAGTTTGGTTTACCTAGACGGGTGTTAAAAAGTCCTGATAACAGAAAGTTTGGACTTAGCCCTATACCAGATAAGGTGTACAAAGTTTGGTTTTTTGCTTACTCGCTTCCTACAAAACTTAGCACACATTCGGATGAGTTAGTTTTCCCTGATCTGTATGTCCCTGTTTTGATAAACAGAGCAAGATATTATGTGCATCAGTTTAAGGATAACGCCCAAGCAGCAGCTTTTTCTTTAGAAGACTATAAGAAAGGAATAAAGAACATGCAGCTAAACTTAATGTCACCAGTTCCTAGTTATTTTAAAGATGACAGAGTTAGGTTCGTATAATGGCAGCTTCGTTACCGTTTGGTATATCCTGTAGAGGAGGCTTAAACACAAATTTAAGTCAGTTTGAAATGCTGTCTAATCCCGGACTTGCTACTCAGTTGGAAAACTTTGAAGTAGACAATGATGGTGGCTACAGAAGAATCAACGGCTTTACAGCTTTTGGAGGCACAGACGCTACTAGACCTAATAGTTCAAATGCTATTCTAGGTCTTTTTGTTTATGCGGATGGTTTAATTATAACCTCTGGTACAAATATATATTTTACTTTAGATGGTATTTCATACTTACAAATAAATAGAGCTAGTGTAGCTTCTTCAGGCGACAATCATACTACATTTACTGGTAGATCTATAGCAGCTAGAACAAGTCAGGAACAATGTAACTTTGCTTTTTATGAAGGAGATAGTCAGTACGGCGAAGTTGTTATTACAGATGAAAGCTCCGCTTCTAAACCTTTTTTGTTTAAAATGACAGGAACTGGAGCAATAAGCAACAGGACTTATTTTGTAGAAGAGATAACAGTAAGTGGATCAGTAACACCTACTCTTTGTACGGTACATGATAGACATTTAGTTGTATCTGGAGATTCTGATACTCCAAACACTATTTATTTTAGTGGTACAGACGATATAAACGATTTCACTAGCACTGGATCAGGCTCAATAAAATTAGATGACAAAGTTGTAGGTATTAAACCTTTTAGATCTGACCTAATTATTTTCTGCAAAAATAGTATTTTTAAATTAATAAACATTAACGATTCTAACAATATTGCAGTTGTTCCTGTAACAAAAAACGTAGGTTGTTTAGACAATCATAGTATTCAAGAGATTGCAGGTGACTTAGTATTTTTAAGCCCTGACGGTGTTCGTACTATTGCAGGAACGGCAAGAATTGGTGACGTAGAGTTAGGAAGTGTTAGCAGACAAATACAACCCATTATAGAAGCTATTGCCGCAGACATAAATGATTTAAATATAGCCAGTGTAGTTTTAAGACAAAAATCTCAATATAGAATATTTTACTCTACAGCAGGACAAACAATAGCAGAATCAAAAGGAATTATTGGATCTTTAACTTCTAAAGGTTTTGAGTGGTCAGAAACAATTGGTATACAAGCAAAAGCTATTACTTCTGGATTTAATTCAAACGGTGTAGAAAAAACATTTCATGGTGATAAAGATGGTTACATCTATTTACATGATACAGGAACTAGCTTTATTGATAATGGCTCATCAAGTAATATAAGAGCTACATATACTACACCTAATTATGATTTTGGAGATTTTGGCACACGCAAAAATATGAGATATGCTAAAATTTCTTTTAGTCCAGAAGGTAACACAAGACCTACTTTAAGAGTTAGGTATGATTATGAAGATCCAAAAGTTCCTCAACCTTTAGACTATACTTTAACATCTATACCTCTTCCATCAATTTTTGGAACAAGTGTTTTTGGAACAAATGTATTTGGAGGAACAAATGATCCAATGGTGCGTCAAGCAATTCAAGGTGGAGGATTTACCGTAAACTTTAGATTGAGGTCAGAAGATTCAGACCCGCCTTATGCTATTAATGGTATGTATTTAGACTACGTGCCTTCAACTAGGAGATAACATGGCAAGTTACACCAGACAAAGTAGCTTCTCTGATGGAGATACAATTACTGCTGCATTATTCAATAATGAGTATAATCAACTGTTGACTGCGTTTTCTTATGCGTCTTCTGGCACAACAGGCCATAAGCATGACGGCACAACAGGTGAAGGCGCACATATTCCACAGATAGGCGATCAAGATTTTAATAATAAAATTGTAGTAGATTCTACTAACAATCGTTTTGGGGTATTTGTAGAAGTTTCTAGTTCTGCCGTAGAGCAAGTTCGTTTTCAAGATGGAGCTATTGTACCTGTCACCGATAATGATATTGATCTGGGAACTAGCTCACTAGAATTTAAAGATGGGTACTTTGACGGTACAGTCCATGCTGATGCCATAAACTT